GCGCACAACGACACCGATGCCTTCTGTGTCGATTTCAACGCCTTTTAGCACGGTTCTGTTCTTTCACTACGTCATTTACGGTGTACAGGTCTTTCACGTCGAACTCTATGTGATGAGGCCACCAACCGACAGCGACTAGCAGTTCTGCTAGTGCTCGTCGGTGGGTGCCTCGTTGGTAGGGCGGTCGTCGCCTTCTCCAATCACTTCGAGTTTCACAACTTTCTTGACAAAATCATCGAACACGGCTGGCACAACATGGCCGGCTTGTTTTGATGATTCGTATGCCAGGTAGGCGAGATCTTCCATTCCGATGCCTTGCGCTAGGTTGCTGGCTTTCGTTTTGAATTTTCTTTCCCATGCCACGATTGTGAACAGGTTTGTTTCTACCTGGTATTGGTCGTCTGCTGTGGTGACTTGAATATTGAGTTGCATTGTCGGTGCTTTCTATGTTGTTAGGTCAGGGTGTCGTCGAACGGACGTAAGTACCGCCGGTGAATGACAGATCGATGGTCTGCAATGCGCCGAGTGCGCCGTTGATTGGGGTGATGCTGGAAAGGAACATCCCTGAAAATGTCCACTCGGGGTTGTCGGCAGCAGCGGTGGTGCTGTCGGTTGCGTAGACAACAACATCGGTTGTGGTGCCAACAAGAGCCGACAGGTTTTCCTCGACCTCGCTGCTGCCATAAGCCAACATGAGTGTGCAGGTGACCTCATGGTTGCCGAGACCGGCGGTGTATTTGCGAGCGCCGTCAGCAAACGAAGTTGCCTCAAGTTGTTCAAAGTTGATGGTGACGACCGCAGAGGTGCATTGGTCGCTGTAATCAACCGAGTTGATGAGCAAAGCCGGTTGGCTGAGCACGGTGGTTGTTGCCATTTCAGTTTCTCCTTGTTGAAACTCTGACCGTTAGGTCGTATGCGGGTATTTGTTGTTCACCGATCAGCGCAGCCGATGGCCGAGCGTCGATAATGCCGGCAACATTCTCAATGATGATGTCGGCTTGGGTCATAAGGTAATCGAGGGCATCGCTGTTGCCAGGGCCGCCGGCAAGTATGCGGCACACGATTGTTGCGTCAATGATGTTGGTGTTAAATCCGTTAACGGTTGGTGCTTCTACGAACACCGACATTGGGCGGGCGTTGCGCGGGTCTTTAACGACCACCATGCCAGCATTAGCGAGGCGGGTGCATACGTTGTCGTATGCTGCAGCGAGAATGCCTGTTGCAGCCATTTCAACCGATCTGCGGCCTTCCTACACCAAGCAGTTGCTTGATGCGTGACATGGTGCCGAACGGTACAGCGCCGCCCATTTGGTCGAACGATGCGAACGAATCAACCGAGCCACGCTCACGATACAGAGTTGCCCCATACATCACGGTGCCAAGTTTGACATCGCCAGACGGTGCCGTGTTCAAATTGTCGAAATAGCCGGCTTCTCGGCGCACTCTTGAGCAGTACGCGTTTGAGGCCGTCACGCATGTTGCGATGAAGGCGGTGTCGTTTGCGGTTGCTGCTGCGATGCCGAGCCATTCGATGACATCATCGGAATCAATCCATGTGCACGTTGGTGTGTATGTAAGTGTTCCCGAGTCGGTTGTGCGTGTGATGTCGTCGCCTGTGTCAGCAAAGATCACTTGGTTTGGCCGTGCGATGTCGTAGTCAAAGACTAGATCGCCGTCCTCGTCGACCTCGACGAGTTCGTATGGTTGAAGGCTGGCAACGGTGTGGTTGCCGTTCAGGTTTGTTTGTGACAGCCCTGAAATGTTGATATCTGAGCCGACAATGAGACCCGTAAAGTTTTCCAGAGTCTGCACAACGCCATAGTTGTCTAAACGCCACGCGTGGGTGATGTTGTAGGTTGCCATGACGTTGTGCAGGTCTCCAGGTGTTTAAAGGTCGGTCAGTCGGTTATCAGGTGAGGCTGACAAACTTGGTTGGGTCGATCATCAGCGTTGCGAAGTATCCGCGCCATGCGAGGGTGCGGCTCAACGTTGATGGAACCTCAACTGAGATTGCGCCCTTCTGCTGTTCGAAGATTTCGAAGCCGGTTGGGTCGCCAACGATTACGGTGTCGGCTGCAAAGTTGCGATCGACAACGACGGTGAGACCGAAAGCGTTGCCGGTTCCTGCAACAGGGCTGACTGCGCCGTATGCGTTCATTGGGCCTGCCTGTGGGAAGAGCGGGCGGCCGGTGGTGTCGACCAACTGGCCGAGTGCTGACCACATGTTAGGTGCCAAGAACAGGTGCGTTGCGTAGCCGCCGTTCGAGTTCGTGAGAATCGTTGAGGCTGCGGCGTAAATGTCGCTTACCCATTCTGACGGTGACGTTGGGTCGGTCAACACCTGTGTTTGCGTCTGGCCTGCAAGCAGGGCATCGGCGGCAACGTTGTCGGTGGTGTTGGCGTAGATGCGGCCCATGTCGTCGAGGATGAGGCTGAGCACGGCCGGGTCTGACCAGTCCAGGTCGGCCTCTGAGATGGTGACGTAGCCGCCGTAGGTGCCTTTTGTTACCTGGTTGGAGGCGACAACGAAGGTGCCTGACTGAAGTGCAGCGTTCTCTGCGCTCTGTACGGCCATCGAGGTGTGCGTGGTGACCTCAGGGCGAATGAATACCTTGCCGCCGCCTGGCATTGCCTTTGCGCCGATTGCGTCAACAACTGGCCGGTTGCCAACAAAGTTGTTGTAGACAGGGCCAACGATTGGTGTTGGGAGAATGCCTGGTGTGTCGGTGGTGACAACATCAGGTGCGGCTGCACGCACCATGTCGTTCATGCGGTGCCATGAGTCGCCGCCCTCGAGGGCTGCTGCAATCCATTCGGTTGCCGATGGCAGGCGTGCTTCACGCTTTGCCGCAGCATAGATGGGTGCGGTTGGGGTCGGCTCGGCTGCTGCTTCCACGACCTCAGGGGTGTTTTCTAACATAGGTTCTTCCTCCTCGGAAGTGGTTTCGGGGTTTTCGGTGCTCTCCTCATCCTCTGCGGATGCGGCGATCTGTGTGATTTTTGCTGCAGCAAACGCTGGTTCGAACACAACGCTCAGTTCTTTCCAATTCGCTGCCTTGACAATGGTTGTGCGGCCGTCCTGCTCAACGTCGGTGGCCTCAATGCCGATTGACACGCTGTCGTATGCGCCCATTTTCAACAACTCGACAAGATCATTTCCGGCCTGTGTGCGTGCGATTTCGGCGGTGAACAGCATGCCTTCGGGCGTGTCTTCGCGTGCGGTGACCATTCCCACAGGCTGTGCCGAACTGTCATGTTCGAGCAACAGCCTTGGGGAAGGGCCATCGGTAGGTAGCGAACCTGCTTCGAGCCTTATTGTTTGACCTGTTGACACGTTCGCCTCTACGCCGTAAGGGGCGGCAATGCCGGAGATGGTGCGTGGTGCGTCACCTGCGGCTGCGTCAAGTGTCACGGATTGTGCGCTGAATCTAATCATTTACGGGTTCTCCAATCGGGCCTTCAACGGGTACATCGTGCATGATGTCTGCGCCTTCTAAATAGCGCTGCACATCAAACTCGACGTGTCGGCCTTTCGGGGTCACGCTGTCGAGCGACAACGTTTCCTGAATGCAATTAATGAACGGTGAAGCACCGAACATGATCAAATCTGTTCGTGCCTGCTGGCTGTTCTGGTAGGTCATGCCACCAACAGAAAGACCGACTAGCCATGCTGGCACCTGGCACACTCGGGACAATTCAAGTGCGGCGTGCTGGCGGCCTTCCATCAATTGCAACGTGGCCGGGTTCGATTTGAACTCCACCCACTCAACATGCTGGTTCAACGCGCCAATCGCACGGCTCGAGCGTGCATCAGCCCAAGCACCAGCAAGTTCGGAAAGTTCGTCGCCGGCCATTGGTTCGCCGTCTTTTTGCTGTAGGTAACCGGCTGCTATTTCGGTTGATGCAAAACGTTTGGCGGCTTCGTCAAGGCGGTGCGCAATGTCGATTGCGCGGTTGCCTGTCCACAGGATGCCGTCAAGCGGTGACAGGAATTGCACAACGTTGTTGGTGTCAAGTTCTACGCCGTTGAATTGAATGTCGTTTGATGGGCCGAACCATTCGGGGCCAGCCTGATCAACGGTGGTGATTTGGTCTGCCGGTAGCCAAGTGAACGATGCGGGAAAGCCGGTCGAGTAACGGCTGGTCACATACCAGAATGCACGGCCGATCAGCATTAGGTCTTTTACGGTGGCCGACATGATGAAGTTGCGTGTCACGTTCGGGTCTGGCCGAGTGAACCATGATTCGCCTGGCACATAGATTCGCTCATATTCCTCTGAGCCTGAATCCCACGCCATCGTGTATTGCTTCAGATCGAGGCCGGCAATGGTTGAGGTGATCAAACCTACTGCACGGTTGATTGTCGGTATTGACAAAGCGCGTTCAGTCCCAGCACCGACTGAGTAGAACGTGAACGCGCCGGGTCTACCCGCGCCACCTGCAGCGGCTTTTACTTCAGACACACCGAAGGCCGGTGCCGGCTTAGTGCGAAATAGACCCACGCGTGCGAGTTTTCCACATGGGCTGTGGAAATATCAAGGGCACCTGTGTAAAATTTATCTGGCGGTGCCAATCATAGGTTTTCGCACGTTGCCAACAGGTTTTGCAGCCATGCCGGCCGCTACGACCATGCATCGGCATTGCTCGATCGGGCCGGGCGATTTCTGTGATGACAGGGTGATTGTGCCGCCGACACGGCCGGACACGGCACGTTGCACTTGTTCCGATAGAGCCATTTGGCCGGTGTGCGACAGTTTGCGTTCCAAGATCATGTTGCGCACGATCGCGGTGTAGGTCGTTATTTCTCGTTGCCCGAAGTCTTTGGTGCGTCTAGACAAGTCCAACGGAACAAGGGCAAAGAGACCGGGCGTGAGAGCAAGTTGCACGTTCGCATCTTCCATGACCACTCGGGTTGCTTCCCACATAGCCTCGGCCGACTCAACAACAAACTCGGTTTTGACCTGCAACGTTCCGTCGGGCTTTGGTGCGACACGAACTCCACAGTATCGCAAATCAGTCACATCGGCATCAACGGCAAGCACACCACCAGCCGGCATCTCATCATCGGTCTCGAGTTGCGGCCAAAGGCCGGCCGGCAGCCATGACGCTGCGGCACTTATCCACACGTTGCAATGTGCACGATAGAACGCTTGTTTGTTTGGTGTTTCGGACATTCTGCGCAGACGTTCTGCGGTGATGGTGGTGCCCATCGCTGGATTTGACCAACGCCATGTGTCTGGGTTGTCGAGCGGTGCGCCAGGTGGCGGTGACCACTCGGCAAAATACAAACCTGATCGTTTGCCGTTGTCGATTGCGTGGATTGCTTGTTCGCGCAGCTGCAACATGACGCGTGACGACTCGTCGCCGGCGGTGCTCCACATTGACATGAGCGGGTTGGGGCGTGCGGTCATTGTCGGCCGGTACGCATCAAAGATGACTTCGGGGCCGATACTCCAAATCTCGTCAAGGCAAACCAAATCGGCCGAAGCGCCGTGTGCGTTCTGCGGGGTCGCGGCGGTGACATGCCACCTCGAGCCGTTAGGCATCTCAACAAAGTTGCGGCCATAACTCCAGTTGATTTTTGCGCCGTATTTTGCTTCAAGCACGGGTGCAAACTCTTTGAACAAAGCGAACGCACGATCAAGTTTGTGTGCAGCAGAGATCACAACCTGCGGTTTGCCGAACTCCTCTGTGAGATCCGTAAGCCAGGCACAAATCAGACCGCCCATACACCACGACTTGCCGTTCTGCCGGCCAACCGACACCAACGATTCGCTGAACTCAAGTTGGCCTGTGCCATCGTGCGACAACTGGCCGGCAAGCACGGTGCGTTGCCAATCCATCAGTTCATAATCAAGGTTACGCTCAACCCATTCGGCAACAAGAGGGCCGAAACTCTCGTGCCCCAACACAGGTGTGGCCAATCTTGGCTCGATTCGCCCAAATATGCCGGCATCGGTCTTGGTCTGTTCAGATTCGTTTAGATCTGTTTTGTTCGTTTGGGATACGGGTAAGAG